GTTCTATGATGACGGAACAGATGCGGATTTTCGTTCCCGCTACGGCCGCCACGATTTGCGTTGTTGTGGCTGTGACTCCGGTGACGAATTTTGTTAGATTACAGTAGAATGCGCGGTCCCAAGTTGCACCGTTGAACAACATGGGAAAAACTCCAAGAAAATCGTACTGGTTAAAAAGCGGATCATACAATCTTCCAGCTAACCCGTTGCTTTGTCCATCCGCTCCAGCGGACGCGGCAGAAGTGGCTAGAGTTCCGTTATTGTCTACACCTATTCTTCGTACGTTGTTAGAAAGATCAGCTCCTCCCACTACTAATACTTGTGCTGGTTGGACAGTTGCCTGATCTGCTATCGGTAATTCCTGCACATTTCCCGATCCGTCCACGCCGGCGACTACAACTGGGTTGCACGCAGCGGCGGCATCGGCGGGGCCACAGCCCTGTACCTGAGTGCTGGTCCCACCCGAGCCTGCAATGGTGACTGAACCACCACCTGTAGGTAATAGTGTGCTTCTAGCTATATAGACGACGTTGACGAATCCCGTGCCGGTGAAGGCGGTGATGTTGATGCGTATGAAGTTAGCTTCGAGTGGAGAGGTTGAGGTGGCCTCGCCATTGGCTGTACACGATGTCCCCGTGATAGCCCCACCGGCGGACCACGTCACGCCATCGGCGGAGGAATCGACGGCGATGGTGCAGGTGGTGACGGTGCCCACCGGCCTAAATAGAATATTATGGATGTTCGCTGGGGACCCAGTTAGATTGAATGCCGTCTGGATAGCCACTGAGTTCAACCCAGGGTAGGCTTGCATGGCAACGGGGGCTTGAGCCGAGGCGCCCACTGCGCCTGTCATTACCAATAGGATTCCTAATAGTAATTTTCTCATGGTCAATCTCAATTGCTCAATTGATGGTCATCAACACGATGCCATGGGTCATGGCGAATAGGGTGATTCCCGTGACCCAGAATATCTTGCCTCGGTTCTGGGAGTAGGATGAGGGAGTGGCGGGGGCCACAGCACTCCAAATCACATTGCCCTCGAAGTCTGTGATGACCAGAACATCTCCGCCGCCTATCACTGATCCCGCGAGGGGCGCCCCAGTGGATTGCCAACTGATGTCCTCAATGCGTACCATCGAGTTGTACTGATTGAACCCTACCACGCCCCCCGCGCTAGGAGCTGTGCCCACGGGAATGCGGTTGAGGTAGGGCTGAAGTACATCGTTGTCCATAGGGGCGAGCAATAGGGTGGTCGCGTTGATTACGGCGATGATCTTATATCCCATGTTGTAGATGGGATTGGTGACATTGATGACTGTGACCCAGGTGTCTTGGATCATGGACGCGGGTAGCGCGCCTGTCCCCACGAGGGTTACGGTGCCATCGGGATTGAGGGTGATGGTGGCTATGGTCTGCGTCTGGACATCAGCGGGGACGAAGGACCATGGATTACTTGTTAGATTCATAGTAATCCTTAGCTGACGCCCATCGCATAATGGGCGCCGATGCCATAGACACGCAGAGCCGATGTAGCAGCGGTGGTGATAGCCAATTCAATCGTCAAGGATGAGAAGTCGGCAGTCTCAAACACGAGTGGCTGAGGCAGCGTGAACTTCTGCACATGGGGCGTGGTGGCTGATGTCGTAGTGGTAGTGGCGATAGCTTGAGCAGCCACGAGGGGAGTGATAACCGTGAGTGTATTCTCCACGAAGATATTACGGCTGACTGAGATCGTGGCGGCAGTCAAGGCCGCCGTCTGGACGGAGTAGATGGCGAAGATGTCGATGAGAGCAATTCCCCAGGGGATCACTCCTGATCCCTCAACACTGGCTGGGAGCGTGGACAGAATAGGATTGATGCCACTGAATGGATTCGTGGGGCCACCGGCGGCTGTGCCGAATGCCTCTTGGAATTCATTGGATAGGGGAACGGTGCCCTGACCGGGCATATAGGGGAAGTTGATTGGGGGACGCGAGGGGATGGAATTGTCAGCGATGAAGTTGAAGGTGGCGATACCAGCGACGTTATTCCATGACCAGTCACCAAGGGCGTTGCGAGTAAGTGCGACGGTACCCGCAGCCGTTCCAATCTGAACAGACGGAGGAACAATACCTCCTGCGTTATAAAGAGTTAATGTTCCATAGGTTCGCATCGTTTACCTCGATTACCACAGATCAATATAGGATTTCATGCTGCGTCTGCGTCCGCGCCGTTGGCTCCGTCAACTTGCGGTCGGGGGTCAGCTCATGGCGGTCAATGGATATGGCGCGGACCACCTTCATATCACGGGAGCCGATGATCGCCGTATCTACTTGCTTAGTGAGCACGCCGTTGTCCCATGACATCTCGCCCAGTGGTTCCACGAACCCCGAGCGTTGATCGACGTGGTAGACGTTGCGGCGCTGTGTGTGGCGTATGGCCATGTCACCCTACTCTAACCTTTCGACGACTGGGGGATAGCCGAATGCCCCCCTTTGGTGATTGAGTTCGCAACTGGGGAGTCAACCTCCCTAGTTTAAACTTGGTCATGATCCGCTTGATCTTACCCTTCCCCTCGCCTGCCATGGTTAGGCTGTGGCGACCGGGTTGTGGAACAGGGCCAGGATCGAGGTGACAGCGGCTATGATGGACGCGGCCAGCGGGTGCACGCTGATTGCGTGCTGCAACGCTGGGGCGATGGCCGGGCCGATCATTCCGAGTACGGCGATTAACGCCGCGAGTACCTTGGTGACGGTCTTCATTGAGTTCTCCTCTTTGTTAACTAGACTACGGATTCGTGACGATAGTGGCCGCGCTGAAGGTGACCGCGCCGGTGTTGTTGCCAGCCGCGCCAGCGAACAGGCGACCGGTGATCGTGTTGGAGCCTCCAGTGGCAGTGATGGACACGGCGGCCATTACGATACCACTGAAGGATGAAGATGTCTCCCCGAGGGTAACTGAGGACCCCGCTACCCAGAAGACATTCTTAGCCTGGGCGCCGTTGATGAGAACCAAGGCGCTGTTATCGGTGATGATGGTGGTGCCCGCCTTGAAGACGAATACGGCGTTGGGGTTACCACCCGCATCGAGGGTGACTGTGCCGCCGCTGAATCCAGTGGATGAGGCGTTAGCATAGTAACCAGGGGCGAATCGCAGGCCAGCCATGTTCGCTGGGAGGGGCAGCGCGCCGCCGGGGGGTGGTGTCTGGAGGAAGTTCCAAGCGGCCAATAGATCAGACTGTTCAGCGATGGCGTTGGCGTTGTCCACGTCAGTCCTGCCAGCGATAGTGCCTGGAGGGAAGCCGGTTATGGATGACCCTGGATTCAACGCGACATTGCCCGCGATGGTGGTATTGCCCGTGTTGGTGATTGCAGCCTGGGCGTTAATTGAATAGGTTGAGGCCGTGCCCAAGAAGGGGGCGGAGGCTCCACCCGATCCCGTGCCTTGGGCCAGGAACACGCCGCTGTTGATGGTGTAGTAGACCTGTATGCCGCAGATTTGGATGACCTCGGCGGAGGCGGCGGTCTGATTGAATATCCAGTTTGTCTCCAACCGTTGGTTGGGGTTGTTATACACAAAAGGAGTCCCAAAGGTCACGTTGCTCGTATAGCACGAGCCGGAGGTCGTGGTCGCTAATTGGAGAGTTGAGGGCGTGGTCGTCAGCACTCCACCAGCGGGAGCTACAACTCCCGCTGCCGCGCCACCAACCACTGGATAGGTGATGGTGTTGACGGTGGGTGGAGTGATGGAAGTCAGGGCCGTGGTCTGGATGGCGTACCAAATGTCATAACCGGTGATGGTGATGCCATTGCCCGTGGTCAATCGTGAAGGTGCGGTGATGTCACAATTGGCGTTGACAGCGGAGGCAGCGGCGGTGGTCGTCACTTGATAGACGGTATTGGCTGTCTGGGCCTGAACAAGAGCGGGGCCGACGAAGGTGCCTGACGACGCGGGGTTGGCCGCGAACACGCCGGTGACGGGGACTGAGAGTGTGCACCAGGGCTGGGGGATAGTGTAGAAGCCGTCAGCGGCAGCCCCGAATAGGGAAGCGGTGCCAGCAGATGGCGGGTAGTACGATCCCACATATTGGAAGCTGACGGAACCGGTGGCGGAGAACGCGGTGATATTCAACCTGACATACGGGGCTGTGCCACCCACGGTATAGGTACCAGAGGCGGTACAAGTCTGGGCAACGCCGATCACCGTGTAGGTGCCATTGGCAGAGGCTGACCCCTCCAACTGAACAGTGCAACTGGAGACGGTGCCGGTAGCAATCCACGACAACTGGTGTGATACAACCAGGGAATATTGAGACATGGGCTGTTGGGCGCCGGGGACTACCGTACCCGTGTAGAGGGGCGTGTTGAAGGCGTAGGGGATTCCACCCATCCCACCCGGACCCCCGCTCTGCGCGCTGGCGGAGAGGGCGGTGAGGGTAATCATCAGGAATGCTAGAGCTAACTTTTTGAAATTCACGGTCGATCTCCTCTGCCGTTTAAACGATAACGATGCAGGTGAAGGGCCACTCTTGCCAGTGGCCCCGCCTGGGATAGAGCAAAGATTACGGCCCGTTGCTGCCCCACGTCCCGATCCATGACGTGGCGCCCGCGCTGAAGCGTTGCATGGTGATGACCTTTGTGGAGCGGGTGTCGAAGTCGTCGTCGTAGTCGGTGTCGATGGGGTGGCGCTCGAAGAACTTCAACTGGTGGCTTTCCTTGTCCGCGACGCCGAACCATGCTGATTGGCTGGTGAAATAGTGGACCACTTGGAACTTGAGGTCCTCTCCCAGCAACGCATTGAGTTCGTTGTCGGCGGTGTAGGGCTTCCCCGGTGATCCTAGAATCTCACGGGCGATGAACTTCAGCTCAGGCGGGATCAGGATGGTGTGGGGCTTCACGCGAATCGGTAGGCCCTGGGAGTCCGGCATACGCTCGAACTGGTTAATCATCAACTGGACGCCGGTGAACGATAGATCAACGTCGGGCGAGGGCCGGTTGGGATATGTCCCCGTGGCGAAGATCACGTTGGCGATACCGGGGGCGGTATTCGTCGCAGCGGTGCCCCCGAGGAGAGGGTGCTGGGTGTTGAACAGGGATACCCCGTCGATGGTGAGGAGGGTGGAGAATCCGAGGTTCAGCACGTTCCAGGTCACGATCTCGCGCGCGAACTGGGCGGAGCGGACATGGGCCTTTGGCACCTGCTTGATGATGCCGTACTGGTCGTCCTCGATGAGTTCCCACGACGCCCGTGATCCCAGTGCATAGGTCAGGTGGACGTAACGCCGTGTCCCCCCTTGGATCATGTCGTCATAGATTGTGGAGTCGGCCTCTGGCTTCTCCGGCATGACACCGGTGCCAGCCAATTCCACCTCATCCTCAAATGCCTGTTGAGAGGTCTCGACGTTGAAGACTGTCGAATATTCCTCCCGCCGCATTTGGAGGTCCAAAAAGTGAAGAAACCAGTGGTGGACACCTGGTGCGAGTGCTTGGGCAAATGCCCCGCGTACCATCATGGTAGTAACTCCTCTAACTAGCCGAGCAGTGAGGCATCGGCAGCGATGAATTGAAACAGAACGCGGGCGCCCACTGCGGCGGGATCGCGCAAATCCAAACCTGTGATGAGGACGACGGCATTGGCCGCTGTCTTCGATTTGTCCACGTACCAGAAATTACCGAGGGTATCAATCGTCATCCCATACTGGACACCGACATCGGTGTTGAGGGGAGTGGCGAGGACACCGGCATTCCCGAAGGTGGCGGAGAAGATGGTATCGGCGGCGGCGATGACAACGCCAACGCGCCCGTCGTTGAAGGGGGCGCCGTGGGGGATGTTCACAGCCAATGGCTCATTCTGGACGTTGCCAAAGGTGATGGCGGAGCCGATGCCGAGGACGGGAGTGTTGGGCGTAGGCGCCCCCTTGCCAGTGGTGGCGAGGTTGGACGCGGCTTCATAGGAGATGCCCGCGATGAGGTGGCCCGCACCGGCGGTACCGTCCCAAGCCTGGAGGCCCCCATCAGCCGCTTTCAGCATGAGGGGAGTGCCGATCTTGAATGTCTGGGCCGCTTCCTCGATGATGCGGCGGGAGGCCCACTGGTTACCGCTGAGGGACTTAACCGGTTGGATGGGGATCGCTGCGATGGCCATTGCTATTTACCACCTTCCTGAATTTTGGAACGAATGTCGCTGATGGTCTTGCGCGCGTCTGCCGCGTTTGCCCCATCGACCAGCCTGTCGGGGTCATCGGGGATATAGGTCTTGGCTAGGTTCCTGTTGAAGCCCTCTTGGGCAACGGATGCGCGCTGGGGGGCCTCATCGCTGAAGACATCGGTGGAGGGATCATTCTTGTGGAACAGGCCCCTCGCATTACCCAATACTTGTGCTCGCTGCATGTTGGCCTTGATGTGGGCAGCCCAACGAGCATATTGTATCTTCATCAATATCAGATCGCCTGACCTGACCTCGCCCTCGGTGGCTACGGCATCCCCAACGAGGACCTCCACGTCATCCGTGGTGGCGTTGGTGAAGCCCATCGCCTTCCTCTGCTTATAGGTTTGGCCCCGGCCCTCTGCAAATACCCACCGGTAGTAATAGTCGGTGTTCTTCACATGAATATTACATACCTCGGGAGTGGCTAGGGAGCGGGCGATTATGGCTTTGTCGAAGAGGATGGAGGCTTCGGGAGAGAGCATGCGCGGCTTGGCGGGATTGCGCGAGTCTAGGACGTTACTGTTGACATCGGTGGCGCTGACTAGGTTAGCGGCGATGTCGGATGATGTCTTGGTCGTAAGCACCGTTAGCTCCAGGTGCCTCGCGCCCAGTCGGTTCATCCGTGGTGGGTGTTGAGGGTATTACTGTTTCCGAACGACGTACCAGAACGATGGTACCGTGCTTGAACATGAATGTCAACTCACCATAAAATCCGGTGAAGGCCGCCTCGTAGAGCATACGGTCGGCGTAGGCTAGTGTAACATCAGGGGGAGTGCTCATGTCAAGCGTGGACCTCGTGGGCCGGGCTTCATCAGGAAGTTGGGGGCCAATATGGGCTTCTGCTGAGCGCGGGCATCAGCCAACACAGCCTTGGCGAATTCCAGCATCCCGAGGCGGATGATGTCATCGCACTGGGGCATCGCGCACGACACCTGGTGTGTCACTGGGTGGTAGGTAATTTGAATCACAAATGGGGATATAGCCTCGGCTAGTCCGTTGCCATTGCCCTGTCCATCGGCCATCACTCGCCTCCATTGATAGAATAACGATGAGTAGCGTTGTAACGATCCTTAGCTTCCTTATTCGCGCGCTTCACGCCCTCGCACAGATCGACGTACTGGTCGAAGGGGCCGCCCGCCTGACCCTTGTGAGCGGAGAAGCCGTCACCGTTGGTGGTGCCGCGAATGGCGCTGGACTTGCGATTGTTGAAGGGGACATCGGGTTGGGGGAAGCGGGCGCCATCAGAGCCGGAGCCATTGCCCTTGCCAGCGGATTGGGTGTCGCCGGACTCTTGGAAACGATAGCGGCCACGAGTGGGGATGACCTGCTCTCCCGCCTCCAACTTATATGTGCCAGTTTCGGGTACAGTGCCCCCATTATGGAATGATCCCATTACCTTAGCCGATCCCTGCTTGCGCGCAGTGAGGTCGGTCTGGAGTTCCACTCCCGCGTAGTTCTTGTCCATCTTGGCGGAATCAGAGGCGTATGTTTTAGCATCTGAAGTGGGCATCTTCGCCGCTTGCTGGCCACGGATGCGGGTTAGGGATGCGCGTGCTTGTTCGTCGGGCACTGGTCCTCCTAGCTGACAAATTCAAGTTTCGACACGGCCTTCTTCGCGTCTTCGAGGGAGACGCCCATGCGTTGGAACACCTTGAGTTGCTTGGCCGTCAGCCCACCGGTGTCCACCTTCTTGTCGCCACCGCCCATGGACCCATCTGCTCCCTCAAGGAAGAATGATTTCGAGGACTCGTTGAACTTAACGCCCCCCGCGCGCGCCGCTCTGCCAATGAACATGTCAGCGACATTGCGGATGTACTCGGGGTCACCGCGAACGATCTTGAATCCCCCATTGCCATCGGGGGCGGCGAGGGCTGTGTTAGCCAACATGGTGTTGATCTTGGACTCGTTCTC